AAACTGTGTATTGGGTCGAAACCGCCTGTAACAAGCGTAAGTTTTTTAACAAACATAATTAACAATCATTAAAGGACTTTGCTATCTCTCCTCCGACTTCTGCTCCTTTGTTACCACCAAACATTGCAATCCAACCAGCAGCCAACCAGCCTACTATTGGTACTTGAGTCACAGCAGGTGCAGCCTGTGTTCCGATAGATGTACCTATCAACCTACCAGTAGATTCTCCAGCTCCTTCAGTTTTAATACAAGCAATCATCTCATCAGTGATTCCTTCTCCTTCTTTAGAGGATACTTTACCAAGAAGAGTGTTCTCTTCATATAGATCTACCTCTTCTGTCTTACCACCAAAGAGTCCTTTGGGAGTAGATGTCGTTGTGCGGTTTATAAGTTTCTTTGGATCGTTTGCTCTGTAAGAAAGAGTATATCCATTCTTAGTTGCTGTTAAACGATAAGAAGTATAAGGACCCACTGGTATATCAAACGAAGGTATTGTTTTATGGTTTGATGTACTCGCTACATAAGTAATCAAAGATACATTTGATGCACCTAATAAAACAGCAAGAGAGATCGAAAAGATAGATAATCTTTTGTTTTCTCTGTTGCTATACATTTTTTTTAGTATCCGTAACTACTTTAGGAGCATTGCCATTTCCATTTTTCTTGTTTCCCACGGAAATTCCGTAGCTTCCGAGAACACCACTTACGAGTCCAGCAGTGAACGCTCCATCTATCCTTACTTTGCCCATATATCCAAGAGTCATCATTGATAAACTCCAGGTCAAAATAAGAAATCTTATAGCGTGACCAAACAAATCACCCCACTCAATACCTTCTTTCTCTTTTGTATCTTCCATTTATTAATGTAATGCTACATTAATTTTAAGCTATTACTTCTTTGTGGACGTATAGCCTAGCCCTTTTTTGACCATATTTAGGGCAGCATCATCCAATTCTGTATCAGTGGACTCTACTAATTTTTCTAGTAATTCAATTACTAATTTTTTCACTGGTTCTGAAGTTGCGAACTTTATCAATATTGGTTTAATTAAAGCAATCATTTTTTTTATGTGGTTAACACTCCTATTCTAGAGCCTTTTCTTGTAAAAGAAAAACGATTTATGTTCTTCGGATATCACCCAAGGTATGTCTTCGTGGGTTGCAAACCATTTCTTGTAAATCCTGAATAGTTGATCTGCTTTCGCCCCTTCAGCTCTAAATACTAAAGCATCTCCTTCAGGTATTTCTTTTATCCAATCTTTTGCAGCATTTACAGCTATACGTAAGGCTTTTACATCTCTCTTTTTAGGGTGAAAGTTATTTAATTTTTTAACTCTTTTTCTTTTATTTCTTTCTCTTATCCAGTCATTCAAAGCCCTGTTACTTCTAGAAGCTACCATAGCAACTAACCAGAAATAACCACCACTATTAGGAAATTTAAAGGCTCTTCTTATTACTTTGAACCTATCACCGTTAGTTAATTTAGATGTTATTACTTTATTTTTTCTGCTTACTCTATATGTCATAAACCTTACATTGTGGTAGGTAAGGCATCAGTTCACATGTTTTTTTAAATTTATCTGTCATACTTTTTCTATTCACTGTTTTTGCTTTAGCATCTAACAGTAGGTTATAGAGTTTTGTAGCATTCATTTTTACAGTGTGGTTGTGTAAGCTGTTAAGAATTCTGGGAAAGGTTCATCGGCTTGTCTTTCTCTACTCCATGCTGATTTCCATTCTGTTAATGAGTGGTCATGAGCATCATCTCCAGTGAAGTTGGGAGTTGTGTCACAGATAATATTATCCTGTGTGGCGGTATCTTCAAACAGTAAACGTGTGAAGTCTTCTAATAGTAGAACTGGGAATGGATCGGAGATCTCAACTACTACACCTACAGAATAATCTACTGGTTCATTTCTGACACTAGATATGCAAATTAAATATTCTCCTACAGGGAGAGCAAAGTATCTATCGTCTCCTCTATCTAATCGTCTTGCATCAAAGGTATGGTATGAATCTGATTGTGCTCCCTGAACTGTTCCTAGATAAGGATATTGTCTAACTCCGTCAGAACTAAACTGGTCAATACTATCTGCCTGGAATATAGCTCTTCCTTCTATAGGGTTTTTATTTAAATCGTAAGCAGAAATATTTATAAATTTAGGTTTATTTGATCCGTTAGCAAGTATTATCCATCCAGCTGTCTCTAGTTTTACTTTAAACCAATGGTTAAAAGAACCTCCTCCATATCCTCCTCTATTAGGTCTAGATACAGGACCTAGATTTCCTGTAAGAAGTCTAATAGAAGTAGAACTGAAAGAACCCAGTGGCAACGGATCATTTGACGTTCTCTGTCTCTGCGGTCTTTGACTTACACGAGTCATATCTTATTCTATAGTCCTACCCTTCATCATAATCTGGAGCAGCCTCCACATGCAAAGGATGTGCAATGGTTGATTTGTAAGAAGCTTTGATTACTTCTTGATCTCTATTTAACATCCTAGCTTTAGATATTCTCATTAATTTCTGAGCATCAAAATCTATATGAAATGGAGTTAATTTAGAAGGAGGAAAACCTGCATTCCAACTGGAGATCATATGCAAAGGATTGCCACACCATGGATTACCACATAAACGAGTGACACTCATAGATCCAATATCACCCCAAGCACATTGATAAATAGCTTTATGTGCATTTACATTTTCTGATTTTTGTCTACTATAAAATGTTCTATAAGAAGGGAAACATATTCTATTAGGACTTTTATTCCCCGTTAGTTTCATATTCCAACACTCATCAGGCTCTTTTATATCTATCTTTTTCCAAAGTTTATAATATTTATTTTTAAAATCATTACTTAAAAAGTTCAAATCAAAGCCACATATATTGGATTTAATCTTAACTACACATTCATAACACCAATGAAATTCTAAATCCCTTATTTCGTGACCATGGGGGCATTGATATCCTCGATAATAACCATGATTATGTAACTCTGAATCAGTTAATTTATTGATGCTTTTTACACATCTAAAGTTTGTACTTTCAAAAGTTTTTATTACATTAGCCATTACAATTTAAACCCCGAAGCCATAATCTTTTTATTAGATGGTGTCTTATAAGTCTCAATCAAAGGCGTCCTATTATCTTTAGTTTCTCCTAAGTGTTGTACGCTATGTGCGTCAGGAGCGATTCCCATCCTTAAGTAATAAACAATACGATGAACCATGTACACTTCGTTATCAACGGAGACCATGTAATATCCAGTTGATTTGTTTAACTTACCAACCGGATCACCTGGTTTATTTCTTGCCTTATTTACCCGCCAAACTAACCCGTTCGGGCAGCAATCTGACAGCATAAATAACTCATTCAACCGCCAAATTGGGGGTAATGGTTTATAATTTCTTGACATAAAACTGAGAATGAACTAATTTTCTTTTTGATTTTAACTTAAATAACAGTTTGTCAATAGTGTAATGTTTATTCACTGTTATTTACTGTCTTATGAGTCTATTAATAGACCTTACATTTAGTTATAAAATGTTATTTAGTTCACGACGAAAGTAAAAATATTTCATTCTTAGTTTTGATGAAAAGTAAAGAGAAAAGAAAACTCCCCCAACTGTGATAGCAAGGGGAGTTATGCTTTGCAAACATGAACCTATGAACGAGGGGACCCAAATCCCTCAACTAGATTGTAACGCTCTTCCGTAGTCGTCTTCAAGTCTTTCTATATCTTCTTCATATAATTCTTTTCCATGTTGTAATTCCAAGATAATTAGATCACCTTTAATTGCTTTTGCACGGTGCCAAGTATCAACTTCTATCTTAAATGTGTCTCTTGGATAAGCTAAATGCCATGTGTCATTACAAAATACAGATCCATGACCTGAAGCTATTGTCCATACTTCAGAACGATGATGATGTTTTTGTAAACTTATACGATTACCTTCTTCAATAAATATAGTTTTTATCTTAAATCCTTCTCCTTCCATAGTGGTTTGATACCATCCCCATGGTCTATAGATTTTTACGTAATAATTATTCTTATCTTCTTCTATTTGTCTTCTATTTATACAACAATTACAGTTACAATCTTCCCCTGGTTTGTTATTAGAATTCATTTAAATTACGCTTAAAACTTTATTATAAATAATATCAAGTTTTAGATCCAATCTTTCTAGACTTTCTTCTCTTTTTAGGTTTAATACTTTCTTTATTTTCTACTACTGAATGATCTACGCCATTGAGCGTATCTTGGAACACTCCACCGAACTGTGATGCGATGTTTTTCCAGTGAAATTGAGGATCAGTAGCTCTTATGTAACAGAGTTCTGCCGTTGCTTCGAGCTTTCCTCTATCCTCATACAGTTCATTAAGGATGCGTGTGAGGTGATCAGCATCTGGGCAAGGCATCTCCCTAGCAAAAGTGGTGTCGACATCAACATGGTTGCAATCTATAAGTTGTCCGTAACCTTCGAATATCTCCTTACAAGAAGTATGGTTAGGTACTACTTGGGCAACCTTGCATGCTGCATGTTCAAAGTTCACCAGACCCCAGCCTTCGCCTTTACATGTATTCACACCTACATCACATGCATTATATATAGTATTCAGCATGTCCACTTCGACGTTAGGAGGGTCTTGAGTATTCGTGGTCATTATTATTCTCCCATTAGGATCTAATCCCTGTTTACGCATTTCCCTACTGAATAAGGGCATGATATCCCAACCTTGGTCTTTCAACCCCATGTGTAGATACATCCTGGCCTCTGGTTTATCTACTGCAAACTTGGCAAATGCCTCACAGGTAATGTCTATTCTTTTACGGAATTGATTCCTGTTCCCGTTAAATACTATAAATAGATCATCAGCTAATTTTAATTTCTTTCTAGCTTCCTTCTTCTCTACTGGGTAAAATTGACCTTCAGTCACGCCATGGGGGATCACAGCTATAGGCTTCTCTATGCCAGCTTTAATAAATTCTCTAGCCCCAAATTCCGTGTACGAGACGATTCCGTCCCAGTCATTAGCAGTATCTGTAAGACAACCCACCCAGTTATAAGAATCCATGGGAACATAGCCAACGAATTTAAACCTCCCATCTTTGTGCATATCTTGTATTTGTTTATATTGCTCATTAACAATCCACATATCATTGATAGTGAATATAATATCGGGTTCAATCTTCATTACTATTTCTCTAATACGCTCCTCACCAAAGGGTGCAGTCTGGAAACGATTAGAGGAGGGATACATTGTGTAGATCTTCTGTAGAGGAGAGGGATCTCCCCACCAATTGTTTCCTAAAACTGTTATATCAAAATCATCTTTAATGAAAGGTAATACGTTCTCTGTTACTCTTGCAAATCCTGTCTTAGCTACTATATCCCCAATCCATAAAAGTTTTGGTTTCTTGTTCATTTAAGATGTATATTCTTACTTAAATATACACAATTTTGAAGAGCGTTCCAAGTTTCTTATCAAACGAGAATTTGCTCCTAGTTTTAGATATAAATGTTCTACTATTTCTTCAGGTCTAGCAGCACTACCGCAGGTATAATAATCCATTGCACAGTAATTATATTCTGGCCAAGAATGCAGTGATGCGTGTGATTCTGCTAACAAAGCTAGTAGCGTAACTCCTTGAGGTTCAAATTTATTTCCTGTTAGTTTTAAAACAGTAGCATTGCATAGTGAAAGTGATTCTTCAAACAGATCTTTCAACTGTTCATAGTTATTTAGTAGCTCTGAATTACAACCGTAGAAGTCTAA